TGAACCTTATGTGCATCGAGTATATCAGGGAAAAGAAAAAGAGTCAAGCAAACCTTTAATCATTTCCACTTGGCAATCATTGTATAAGATGCCTAAAGAATACTTTGAACAATTTGACTATATCATCGGTGATGAGGCACACTTATTCAAAGCACAATCACTAACAACGATACTCACATCATGTGTTAATGCCAAATACCGTATTGGCCTTACAGGTACTTTAGATGGAACAAAGACACATCAACTGGTACTTGAAGGTCTTTTTGGTCCTGTCAAAAAGGTTATCACAACCAAAGAGCTGATGGACAAAAAACAGGTATCAGATTTTGAAATCAAGTGTTTGGTTTTGAAGTATGCGGATGATATCTGTAAGCAATTAAAAGAAAGTACCTATCAAGAAGAAATTGAATATCTGATTACATCAGAAAAACGAAACAAATTCATTAAGAATCTTGCGGTAAGTTTAGGCACAAATACATTAGTATTATATCAAATGGTTGAAAAACATGGTGAAATACTGTATAATATGATTAAGAACACTGAGAAGATAGGAGAGAGAAAAGTCTTTTTTATCCACGGTGGGACGGACACGGAAGACCGTGAAGAAATACGTAAAATCATGGAGACGGAGAATGACGCTATTATCGTGGCTTCTTACGGGACTTTTTCTACAGGCATTAATATTAGGAATTTACATAATATTATATTTGCCAGCCCAAGTAAAAGCAGAGTCAGAAACCTACAATCGATTGGTCGAGGGCTTAGAAACTCGGAAGGTAAAGACAAAGCAACACTCTACGATATCGCAGATGACTTCAGAATTGGAAAACATATGAATTTTACGTTGAGGCATTTTGTTGAACGCACAAAAATTTACAATGAGGAACAATTTTCTTTTAAACTATATAATATTAAACTTTCTCAAAAAGTCTAAATATATAAATAAATAGAAGGAGATTAAAATGGACATAAAAACAAGAAGCCAAGCTATAAAAGACGGAGACAAATTATATTTTACAGGCAAACCATGTAAGCATGGTCACATTTCACCAAGATTTATTTTTGGAGCTTGTTCAGAATGTAAAAAACAAATAGACAAAAATTATAAAGAGAATAATAAAGAACATATTAAAGAATATTATAAAAAATATACTAAAGAAAATTATTCTACGGAAAAAAGAAGGCAAAAATATATTGATAATGTGGAATTGGAACTGTATCATCACGCCAAACACAGAGCTAAACAAAAAGAAATGGAATTTAACATAACAAAAGATGATATTATTATACCTGAAAGGTGTCCAGTATTTGATATACCTATAACTTTTGAAAATAAAGATAATGTACCTACACTTGATAGAATTGATTCTAGTAAAGGATACATAAAAGGTAATATACAAGTCATTTGTTTTAAAGCTAATAGATTAAAAAACAATAGCACCATTGAGGAATTGAAAAAGATTATATCATACATGGAGTTAAATCAAAACACTAACAACATAGGACTAACAAATGGATAATATTAGATTTGCAAGATTGAAATGTGGAGATGACGTAATAGCTACAGTCACTCAACAAGATACAATCTACACGTTTAAAGAACCTATGGTCGTTCTTCTTAAAAATTCTAATCTATTGATGCAGAACTGGTTACCGGTTGGAATCATTACTAAAAATGAAGCGCAGATTGGATTAGATGAAGTCATTACTTTTATGGATCCAGCACCAGAGTTTATGGAATATTATGAGAACACCATAAGAAAAATGAATGAGATATTGGAAGCGAAAGCAAATGCAGCAGCTAACTCAGAGAACCTAACTGATGAAGAAATTCAACTCATGATAGATTCTATGGAAGAACTCCAATCTGAAGGAGCTGTATTTCATTAACAACTTCAAGGGGGTACATACTCGACTGTACAGGTTGTCAAGCCCTTTGTCAATAACTTTTGATGGCAAACATTATGAGCAAACAAAAACACTATATCAACAATGAAGATTTCCTAAAGGCTTTGGTAGACTATAAGACAAGGTCCGCAGAAGCTAAAGCAAACAACTTACCTGAACCACCTATTCCAAATTACATTGGAGAGTGTTTCATGAAGATTGCTGAAGGTCTATCACACAAACCTAACTTCATCAACTACACCTATAGAGATGAGATGATGTCTGACGGCATAGAAAATTGCCTACAGTACTTCAACAACTTTGATCCTTCCAAGTCTAAGAATCCATTTGCCTATTTTACACAGGTCATTTACTTTGCCTTTCTAAGACGTATTGGCAAGGAGAAGAAACAACTATATGTCAAGTACAAAGCAACCGAAATGTTTGGTATTTTGGATGAATTTGAAATGATGGAATTTGAAGATGGTACCTCAAAACAGTTTGAGTTATATGATAACATTGCCGAGTTTATAGAAAACTATGAAGATGGTAAGAAGACAAAGAAAGAAGCAGCGATTAAAGCAAAAGGTATTGAAAAGTTCTTAGGAGAATAATTATGAAAATTGGTTTTACATGTTCTACATTTGATTTGTTACATGCCGGTCATATAATGATGTTAAAAGAGGCAAAGACTGTATGTGATTACCTAATTGTGGGATTACAAACAGACCCATCGATAGACAGAGATTGGAAAAATAAACCTGTTCAATCCTTGTTTGAACGTTATATCCAACTAGAAGCTTGTAAGTATGTTGATGAAATTATACCATATACCACAGAAAAAGAGTTGATGGACATCTTGCTTTCTTATCCAATTGATGTTAGAATCGTTGGAGAGGAGTATAGAGATAAACAATTCACGGGTCACGAACTGTTAATGTCTGTACATTTTAATAGCCGAAAACATAGTTTCTCTACAACCAACCTTAGAAAACAGGTCGTAGAACGTGAAGAACAAGGGAAGAAGTGGTGAAAATTGCGTTAATTACGGATCAACATTTTGGAGCTAGAAATGACTCCGCACATTTTTTGGATTATTATGACAAGTTTTATAAAGAGACATTTTTTCCTATTATTGATAGTGAGCGAATTGATAATGTTATTATTCTTGGCGACACGTTTGATAGGCGCAAATATGTAAATTTTTACACACTCAAGAAATCAAAAGATATGTTCTTTGATGGTCTTGCTGAGCGTGGTATTAAAGTGCATATGTTGGCAGGTAATCACGATACGTATTTTAAGAATACCAATGATGTAAATTCTGTTGATTTGTTACTAAAAGAGTATGACAATATCAATGTGATTAGTCATCCAACAACGATAACAATCGATGGTATTCCTATCTGTATGATGCCTTGGATTTGTGCCGAGAACTATGAAGACTCAATGGCAACATTGGAAGAAACAAATGCACAGATATGTTGTGGTCATTTTGAAATTGCCGGCTTTGCCATGCATCGTGGTATGCCATCAGAAGAAGGATTAAATCGTGCGTTATTCAATAAATTTGAATACACTTTTTCGGGCCATTATCATCATAAATCCGATGCTGATGGCATTTATTACTTGGGCAATCCTTACGAACTCACTTGGCAGGACTATAACGATCCTCGTGGGTTACATCTTTTTGATTTGGACTTACGTGAGCTCACTTTTATACATAACCCAAATGTAATGTTCCATAAGTTGGTGTATGATGACAAAACATCGTCTATAACCGATATGTTGAACATACCATTTGAAGATTATAATTCCAAGTATGTCAAAGTGGTAGTGGTAAACAAGACGAATCCTTTCCTCTTTGACCAGTTCATGAACAAGTTATACAATGCCAATCCTGTCGATATTACCATTGCTGAAGACTTCACAGACTTGACAGAAGGCGTGGAAGATGATATGATAGACCAAGCGGAAGATACGATAACAATTCTAAACAAGTATGTGGATTCTGTATCAGACGATATTAACAAGAGTAAATTAAAGAACATTATGAAAGAGCTTTACGTTGAAGCTCTAAATTCCGAAAAAGTATGATTATATTTGAAAAGGTCAGATGGAAGAATATTCTTTCTACTGGCAATAACTTTACGGAGGTTGACTTTAGGAAATCTCCAAATACTCTCATCATTGGTCACAATGGTGCGGGTAAATCCACCATTCTCGATGCATTATGTTTTGCATTGTTTGGCAAACCTTTTCGTAAGATTAATAAACCCAACTTACTGAACTCAATCAATAAACAACAAGGTGTTGTTGAGATTGAATTTGGCATTGGTACAAAGAAGTATAAGATTGTTCGTGGAATTAAACCAAACATATTTGAAATCTTCTGTGACAACATTCTAATCAATCAAGATGCAGCATCAAAAGATTACCAAGAAGTCTTAGAGAAGTCTATACTTAAACTTAACTTCAAGTCATTTACACAAGTTGTTATTCTTGGTTCAGCATCATTTGTTCCGTTTATGCAGTTGTCTGCTGGAGACCGTAGAGCAATCATTGAAGACTTACTAGACATTCAAATCTTTTCCACAATGAATGGACTTGTCAAAGATAAATTGTCCGAGATTAAAGATTCCAATCTAAAAATCAAGTACGATATGGAGTTGGCCGCAGAGAAGATTAAACTTCAAAAAGAAGCCATTGATGACAGCAAGAAACTTAATGATACAGAAATTGAAAAGAAACAGGCTGAAGTTACTGAATCAGAACAACAGATAAAGAAGTTGAATTCTGATATACAGTTGATACAAAAGCACATTGCCGTTTTGCAGAGTAAAATCAACGACAAGATGTCCGTTGAAAAGAAAAGTTCCAAACTATTACAGTTTGAATCTAAGTTAGAGTCTCGTATAAAGAAGATAGAAAAGGAGATTTCATTCTATGAAGAAAACACAAACTGCCCAACCTGCAAGCAAGGGATTTCTGAATCCTTCCGAACTGAAGCAGTTAATCGAAACAATCAAACAAAAGGAGAAATTGTTTCAGGAATCGGAGAGATTGAAAAAGAAATCAAAACAACAAGCGAAAGACTCCAAGTAATCAATGATGTCTTAAAACACATCAATGCACACAACAATGAGGTCGTAAAACATAATTCAACTATTTCTGCTGTCAATAGTTACATAAACAAATTACAGAAAGAAATTCTTGAACTATCACATCGTAAAGATACCCTTGAGGAAGATAACCAAAAGTTAAAAGAATTAAAGGTTGAATTACAGAAGCTGATTGAACAACAACAGAAGTTGTCTGAAGAAAAACAATACTATGATTATGCTTCTACACTTCTGAAAGATACTGGTATCAAAACCAGAATCATCAAACAGTATTTACCAATCATGAATAAATTGATTAACAAATACTTAACGGCCATGGACTTTTTTGTTAATTTTAATATCAATGAAAACTTTGAAGAAACTATTAAGAGTAGGCACCGTGATGACTTTTCTTACGCTAATTTTTCCGAAGGAGAAAAGAT